TGAACAATCTATTATAGATGCTGAGGAGTTATTTAAACAACTTTCTTTACACCAAGATACCGAATTAGCTTTAAGAAATAAAGCTCGTAAGGATGAGTTAGATGCTGAAAAAGCAGCACAAGAACAACAATTCCAAGATGGTTTATTTATTGAACAGTTTATAAAAGATCAAGCGGCTAAAGAAATTGAAATAGAAAAAACAAAACAAGCTCACAAACAACAAATTCAAATGCAAGCACTAAACACTGCTAGTCAATTAGTAGGTTTAGCAAATCAAATTGCAGGCTCAAATAAGAATGTACAAAAAGCGGCATTAATAGCAGAAAGTGCAATCGGTCTTGCTAAAATAATTATATCTACTAGGGCAGCCAATGCAGCTGCAGCCGCAACGCCACAAGCTATTGCAACAAGTGGGGCAGCTGCTATTCCTGTAATTGCTTTTAATAATATATCCGCAGCTTTAGGTATTGCAGCTACAATCGCTGCAACTGCTAAAGCATTAGGCGCATTAGGTGGTGGCTCTGCTGGGGCTGCACCATCATTAGGAGCTACACCGTCCGCACCATCTATGCCTGCTGGCAATGGCACGCCATCAATAGCAGCACCGCAACAAAACACTACAACCTTTACAGGAAACAATAACAACAACTTTAACCAACCGCCTATTAAAACATACGTAGTTGAAACAGACTTAAGAAATTCAACAAACACAATAGACAAGATTAAAGACCAAGCTACATTCTAAAGTAAACAAACTAAACAATTTAGTATTTAATAATTATGGAACTAATAGATTTAACAATCGAAGACGATGTAAAAGATGCAAGCGGTGTAACTGCCATTGCAACCGTAGATAGTCCTGCCATTGAACAAGGCTACTTTGCCTTTGGTTCTAACAAAGAATTAAAAACAATCCGTATTACTTGCGGCTCTCAAAAAGGAAACTTTGCAGCTCCTACAGGCGATAGACAAATACTTGCAGGTGCTTTAATGATCCCCGACATGGCTATTCCTAGAATAGACGAGAAAACCAAAAAGGAATACAACGTTAAATTCTCATCTAAAACTATTGAGCAGATAGTTAAGAAACACGCTAAGTTAAGTTACGCTAATAACGTTAACCAAATGCACGATAACACACGCATGATTAACGATAGCTACTTATATCAATCGTTTATTATTAATCGTGCTATGGGTGTTAATCCGCCTTTAGGGCAGGAACATTTAGTTGACGGTACTTGGTTTGGTTTTATTTACATAGGTGATAAGAACGTTTGGGACGAATATATTAAGACGGGAATATACACAGGCTTTAGTGTTGAGGGTAATTTTTATGAAAGTGTGGCTACTGAATTAAGCGACGAATTTTGCGCCCACCTGTTAAGTGTAATTTTAGAGTAAACAAAAATAAATCTTAAGTATTTAATAAGTATGAACGATAAAAAAACATTTAAAGATTTGGTAAACTCAATTTTATCACCTGAACAAAAGGAAACTTTTGCAAAGGCTTTTAAATTTGAAACACCAATTCCAGTTGTTGAGCCAGTTAATAACGCTGAGCCTGAGACTGTTCCGCCTGTAGCAGGTGAGATAAAAACAAAAGATGGTACGGTAGTTAAGTACTCAACACCAATGCCAATCCCTAACGAAACAATCGTAACTGTTGTAACTCCCGATGGTGAGCTTCCTGCTCCTGCTGGTGACCATGAATTAGAAAATGGTGATGAAATTACAGTTGGTGATGCTGGTCTATTATTAGAATACGAACCTACTGAAGTTGTTGAGCCGGTTGCACCTGTAACTCAAGAAGCTATGGACGCTGCGGTTAATGATGTTAACGCTAAATTAGATTTGGCTAACAAAACTATCTCTGCTTTAGTATCTCGTTTTGATGCAGTTGAAAAAGACAATACAGAGTTAAAAGCAACTTTAGCAACATTCTCAAAAACATTTACTGACCTTTTAAGTACGCCAATGGCTAACCCTATTGTTACTCCTGAGCGTTCTTTTTCAAAGCAAGATAAAATGTTTAGCAAATTAGGATTAAACAAATAAATATAAACAAATAAAAAAAACAAAATAAAATGGGATATTCAATAACAGCTCCATCGTATGTAGAGCAACCAGAACAACTGATTTATCAAAAACTTTTCTCAGGTTCACCAACAATGGACTTAGTGAAAAACAAACAGACTGGCATTAAGTCGTCTGAAACTATTAACGTGGTTAACACTCGTGGTGTATTTCAAGCTCAATCATGTGCTTTTAACGCATCTGGTTCAACTACAATTACTCAACGTACTATCACAGTAGGTAAAACTAAAATTGATATGCTTTGGTGTGAGCGTGACTTAGAGCCGTATTTCACTCAAAAGAAATTAGCTGCAGGTGGTGATTATGATTCTTTAGCTTATAGCAAAGAAATTATCGACGACACTATGCAACAAGCTAAAGAAGATATCGAAATTGCTTTATGGCAAGGTGACACAACTTCAACAAACGCTTACTTAAATCGTTTTGATGGATTTGTAAAAATCATTGGTGCTGCTACAATCGGTGGTACTTATTCAGGTACTGCATGGTCTGAAGCTAATAGCCGTACTGTTATCAAAGGTTTAGCTACTTTAGTTATTGCTAACAATGACGTTTACCAAGGTAACCCAACTGTCAAAATGTTAATGTCACCTCAAATGGCTGCAACATACCGTTTCAAATTACGTACTGATAACTTGTTTAATACAACAGGTGAAGAAAGTAAATTGTATGCTGAGGGTGCAAACATTGAAATCGTTGAAGTTGCTGGTTTATCTGGTTTAAATTACATCTATGCTATCGAGCCTGAAAACATGTATATTGGAACTGACATGGCTAACGAAGAAGAGAAATTCAAAGTTTGGAAATCAGATGACGATCAAAACTTAAAGTTCCATGCTGAGTGGAAACTAGGAGTTCAAATCGCATTCCCTTCAAGAGTTTACAAGTATTTAGGAGTTTAAATAAATTGAGGGGTAATTAAGTTTACCCCTCTTAATTAAAAAAATATAAAAACATGGCATTATCAAGTTGCCCGATAACATCGGGAATAGCAAGAGATTGTAGAGATGGTTCACCCGGACTTACAAACGTTTATGCCGTAGAATTTTCTAACTATACACAAGGAACTATTACCGCTGCAAGTGGTAGTATTACTAACGTAGCTTCTTTCTTAAACACAGGAAAGAAAATGTGGGGTTTTGAATTTGACTATGGTAAAGCGAATGAGACTGAGGTGTTAACCGCTAATACAAACGGAACATTAATGAATGCAATTACTTTGAATTTATACATTCCAAAGAAACAAGCTGCTGTGGCTCAACAGATTTTATTGTTAGCAAAGCAAGATACTATTTGGATGGTTAAGGATAAGAACGGTGCATTTAGATTATTAGGACAAGAGTTCGGAATGAGAATTACAACTGCAACCGCTGCAAGTGGTGCAATGGGTAATGATGATTCTGGATATACAATCGTATTAACAGGTGAAGAGAGAACATACGCTAACGTAGTTCCAAGTGCTTTAGCTGCTTTACTATTGATACCTGCTTAATTAATTCTTTAAAATATAAATGTAAGACCCACCCTGTAAGGTGGGCTTTTTTATTTAGTAACATTTGTAACTTTTTAGTATTTAATAAGTATATGATGCAATTAATAACAGGGGCTAATACTATTGATATTTCGGTAACGGAAAATTCAACTATTGCAAATCCTCAATTTGTCTTTGTATTTATTAATGATAACACAGGTCGCAAAGTAGCGTGTACAAGTACTTACACTAACTTAGATAATAATAAGCAACGTTTTGTTATAACCGTTGGAGCTTCTGTTCCGTTAACTGGCAGCGTTTTATTTGATGACTATGGTAGTTATTCATTCTACGTTTATCAATCGGCTAATGCAGCCGCATTCAATTATGCAAATATAAATACAACAGATATTAGAACTTTAACAGGTGAAGTTGGAAATGGCAAGGCATGGTGGAAAGCACCCTCAGTAACTAATATTTATTATAAAGATGTAAGAACATCAATCGTAACAAATGGGCAATAATATAACACAAGTCGGTAACCTTTTACAAATAGAATTTGATAGTGCATTTTCGCCTGCTATCAGAAAAATATCTAGTGGCAAATATCTACAATGGGGTGAGCATAACTCACATCCTAATTACTTATTAGAACTATACAATAGAGATGCCGTTCACGGTGCTATTATAAAGGCTAAGGCGGACCATGTTTATGGTAGAGGTTTATGTTATGACGAAAGCAAATTAACGCTATCACAGCAAGCGCAATACGATAAATTCTTATCACACGCTAATCGCTTTGAAGATTGGAACTCTTTATTTAGAAAAAACGTAACACCATTTGAAATATTTGACGGTATTGCTTTACAAATAGTTTACGATTTTAACGGTAGAATAGCAGAGGTTTATAACCAAGAGTTTAGCAAATTTAGACGTTCACCAGATGGTAAAACTCTTTTCTATTGTGAGCAATGGGTTGATGATAATGGTTGTGTAAATGACCAAGCACATAAGCATAAATCATTTATTGAATACCCTATTTTTAACCCTAACATAAGAACAGGAACTCAAATACTTTATTACAAAACAGAAGTAATGAGTGCAATGGAATTTGGTAACATTTACCCAGCACCAAACTACCAACAAGGTTTACAAGATATTGAAACAAATATTGAGATAACTAACTTTAACTATTCACATTTAAAGAACGGCATGTTTGCAAGTGCGATGTTATCTTTATTTAACGGTGAGCCAACTAAGGAAGAGCAAAGACAATACGCTAAATTCTTTGACCGTAAATTTAAAGGCAGTTCTAACACTGGAAAAATGATGTTTAACTTTGTTGACAAAGGCGGTCAAAAAGCTGAGTTAACAACATTCTCACAAAGTGATTTAGATAAAATGTTTGAGCAGGTTGCTAAACGTTCACAACAGAATATCTTTACAGCCCATAGAACAGATCCTGCTTTAGCCGCTATTTTTGATGGCTCGGTTAACATTGGTGATAACACTATTTATTTACAAAAGTTTGAAAGATGGTTGTTTAGTTATATTGAGCATAGACAAGAAATCCACTTAAACATTATTAAAGATTTGGCAGCCGTTAACGGTGTTGATTTATCTTTATTAGAAATAAAACAGAAACAACCTGCTAATGTTGATTTACCTTTCGATACTGCTTTACTTCAATCACTATTTGATTTAGATACTTTACGTGAGCATTACGCTAAAAAGTTAGGTATTGATATTAAAGACAAAGTTACAGTTGATGGTGATTTAGCTCAGATACCAGAAACGCAAGTAAATGAACATTTAAAGAACTTAACCGGCAAACAATGGATTAACATTAAAAGATTAATTCGTGAGGTTAACAATCAAAAGACTACTAAAGAGGTGGCTGCAATGATGCTTAAGAATAGTTACGGATTAAGTGACCAAGATATTAATATTTTATTTGCAACACCTGAAGCTCAATTTAGTAAGTTTGACAAACAAGTTGATATGACTGACTATGTTCTTAGTTTATTCGAAGGTAGTGCAATAGATGACAATGATGACCCGATAGTAAGTGAGGAGTTTGTAACATTTGGCAGTAATGCTGAAGCGTTTAATTTTGAATTTGCAAAGCATAAATTTGTAACGGATGCAGAAAAGCAGGTGTTAGATTTATTAAAAGGCGCACCCGAAACAACACCTGAAAAGGCTGCAAAGATATTAGGATTAGATGTTGAAACTGTAAAGAATATAATTAACAGTTTAGTTGTTGCAGGTTTAATTTCTACAATAAACAATACTATAACTATCACTCCTAAAGGTTTAGAAACTAATACGCCAACTATTGAAACGGAACTATACACCGTTTACAAATATGTTACACGTGATGACGTGCCTAGAGTTGAAACAACTAGCCGCCCTTTTTGCAAAAGATTATTAGCATTAAGCAAGTTTAGAAATTGGACACGTGATGGAATAGATGACATAACAAATCAATTTGGCGAAGATGCTTGGTCGTTTAGAGGTGGTTTTTATACTAATCCAGAAACAAAACAAACAACTGCTTATTGCCGTCACATTTGGAAGGCAATAACTAAATCAAGAACTAAGAAATAATGGCAAGTTTATTAATATCAGAAAACTATCTAAAGGAATATACCAACATTAATAAAAATGTTGATATGACCATCTTAACACCTATACTTCAAGAGGTGCAAGACTTTTATATTATTCCTTTACTAGGTACTAATTTATATAACGAAGTATTAAACCAAGTTACCACATCAACGGTAACAGCTTTAAACCAAACGTTATTAGATTTAGTTGTGCCTT